AAGTAAATAGTTTTTTATAAAAAAATTGAAATTTTTATAAAATACATCATTTTCAAAAAATCATTAATAAATTCAAATATATAAGCATACTTTTTATTTACACATAATAATATATTCCATATAGAAATAGTTATAAAACTTATTAACAACATAGATTCAAAAGATAGTATTATATATTTTGATAATAATGAAAATACAATAATACTACCTATATAAAACATAAATGTTATTAAAGAATTTAAAAATATTTTCATAACTCTTCAAACAATTCTTCATAATTAACTTTTTCATCTTTAACAGGATTTGCAATATAATCAGTTTCTTCACTCTCTTGTAATGCTTTATCAGTATTATGTAAATTTACATATCTACCTAACCATTTTAGTGGATTTTTATTAACTTCGGGATAAATAAGTTTTAATCCTATTGATTTTAATCTCCAATTTGTTAAGTATTTTATAAATAATGAACCTATTTCTTCATTAAATCCTAAAATATTACCTTTTTCAAATAATACTTTTGACCATTTAATTTCTTCTTCTGATGCTTCCCAATACATATCATATATTTTGCCTGTTATTTCAGTCCATATATCTTTAAAATTTGGGTCTCTTTTTAAAATTTTTATCAATGATTGAGTAAATTCTAAATGTTTATTTTCATCTCTTGCAATTAATTGTAAAATTCTTCCTACTCCAATAAATTTTTGACTAAATTCATTTATTGCCCATATAGCAGAAAATCCCATATAAAATCTAATACCTTCAAGGATATTCATACTTACTAATGATAATAATATATATTTTTTTAATTCGTGCATAAATTCTTCTGAAATTTCAATATTATTTTTTTTAAAATATAAATAATCTGTTACCATATAATAAAGAATATTATATTCTCTTGTAATTGTATTAATTTCTTTTCTTAATTCTTTATTGTTCCAAGTATCATCAAAAATTTCACTTGGGTTTGCATACATTTCTTCTACAATATAACTATAACTTCTACTATGAATTCTTGCTTCAAAATATTCTTGTTCTAATAAGCAAGCTTCAAATTCTGGATTTGTAGTTAATTGACCAAAAATTAATAATGGAGTTCTACCCTGTAACGAATCTAACATAACTAATTTTTGTAATTGAGTTGTTAAAATATGTTTTTCAGAAATAGTTGCAAGATTTTCAAATTCTGCCTTATCTCCTAACAACTTAATTTCTTCTGGTATCCAAAATAATCTCTGCATATCCATTGCTAACTTTGATAATTTCTCATATCTATTTTTATCATATCTTTGAGTATTTCTTGCACATCCAAAAAATAATGGTTCTTTTGTAGTATCAATATAATTATTACTATAAAGTGATAATTCACAATTTGACATTTTTATTCTCCTTTTAATTTTATTTAAAGTATTTTATATAAACTTTTTGACCACAGTCAAAAATTATTCTATAATTATTATCCAACATATTTTCATATTCTGTTTTGTTTTCATCAAAATTTTCTAATAAATCTTTTAATTTATGTTTTTGAAATTTTAATCTATTATAAAGTTTTCTATCTTTATAATAAAAATAATTTGGATTTGTATTTTTGATAAATTCAAAACCTAATTTTTCATATAAATTTCCTTTACTCCATCTTCTATTTGCATAAGATATAATACTTTTAGGTTTATAATTTCTTTCAAAATATTTTAATAATTTACTTGCTCCACCAATAACTTTATGATTTATTTTTGATGAAAATCTTAATAATTCATATTCAATATTTTTATCAAATCTACTTTTACCAAAAGTCATAACACTAACTAATTCATTATTATAAAATAATCCATATCTTATTTTGTCTTGTGTATAACCTTGTAAATGATTATTTTCTAAAAATTCTTTTGATGTTTTATAATCAATTTCTTTTATAATACATTTTCTTGCATCTAATTTTTTAATTTTATTTGAATGTAATTTAATTAAAATTTTAGATTTCCATATATCTTGTTTTTTAGGATTTAACCATTCATTTGAAAATATATGAAATAAATGAATATTTTTATCTTCACATAATTCAGTTTTCATTAAATGATATTTTTTATCTATATTTTTAAAAAAATTATGTTTTCCTATTGAATGAAAAAATATACCATCATATTCAATAGCAAAATTAAATTCTGGTATATAAATATCTAATTCATATGGAGAAATTATATTTTTTGTATTTACAATAATTTCACCATTATAATTTTCTTTTATAAATTCATAAATTTCATTTTGTTTTAAAGTATTTTGAATATCTTTTTGTGTATGATTTTCAACACCATATTTTTCAATGCAAGTTTGTTTATATTTTTCTTTAACTTGTTTTGAATAATATTGATTTGAACATTTTAATGAACAAAAATCTTGGAAACCTTTTTTAAAGTTTATAAGTTTTGTCGGTTTTCCACATTTTAAACATTTATTTTCAACATTATAAAAATTTTTATAAATTTCTTCTTCTGTTAAATTTAATTCTTTTTTTAATATTCTAATTGCATTAGAATTTATTCTACCTAACTTATCTTTAAGTTTAGAAATATCTTTATTTTTATATGCTTCTATGAACTCATCTTTTTTACTCATTATAATCCTTTTATGATATAACTCATATAAAATTATAACATAAAATGATTAATTTGTAATGTTAAAGGGAAAAAATCCCTTTAATTTAATTAGATATTTTTAACAATAATTCTTGTAGCAAGTGTAGGAACTACTGCTTTACTTCCTGCCATTGCAGCTGCTGCTTTTTGAGCATTTAATGGATTGTGGTCCATACCGTGGAATGTATCAGTAACGAATAACGGCATATATGGCGCATATACAACTGCTGCTGTGAATGGGTCTTCACCTTTACTTACAACAATCATTTCGTTAGCTGGTAATACTGTTGACCTTACAACTGGTCTTCCATCTAATGTCCCATAGAAGTGTGTTCCTAATGTAGCTTTAACGTCTTGTGCTGGAACGAATCCTGCCATTGCTCTCATTAATCCAGCAACTCCTGTTCCTACTACATAAACAATTTCACTTCCAATTCTACCACTTTGTTCTAAAATTTTGTTTTCAGCTTCTGCTAATGTAGCTGTAAAGCTTAATAGATGTTCCATATATCCAATACCAGTTGGTGCTTGTCTATCCCAAGTTAATGTTCCTGGTGTTGATTGATATAATTTTTTAACAACATCAGTTGAAATATTTGTAGTTAATTCATTAACTAAATCTTGTGCTAATACTTCTTCTGGATTAATGTTAATTCTTCTTTGCATTTCGAATGATTTGAATAATCCAATTTCAGTTCTTAATGCAAATGTTCTTGCAGTAATTTCAGTTGAATCAAATTGTGTTTGAATTGTTTGTAATTCATTTAATTCTTCAAGGTTAGTTGCATAAGTTGATTTAACTGCTGAACCATCTGCTGGAGCTGTTGCAAAACTTACACTTACTTCACCAGTTTCATAATTGATAGTCCCTTTTCCACCTACACCAATTAAGTTTCCTAATCCATCATCAACTAATTTAGTGTCTTGACCATCAACTACGATAGTAACTGTTCTAACTCTTACTGGTGCATATTTTACAACGAATGTGAAATCTGTTGCACTTCCATCACCTGTTGCATCAACTTCATCATAAATTACTTCACCTGCAAAACTTTCACCTAATCCAACTCTACCTTGAGTAGCACTTAATAATGTTTGGTCTTTTGTAATATTACCTCTTGTTGTTTTAGATACAACATTTTTAAACCAAACTAAACCTTTTCTTTCATTAATAGGTTGAACACTTGAAAATAAAGGAATTACACTTGAAGCATTTGCTGCTGTAATAACATCTAATGCGATTTTTGGTAAAACACCTAAATCATCAGCACTTCCGTTTGCTTCTTTAAATGATTTCCAATTTTCAAATTGACTTAATTGTGCACCTAATACTGCTAAATCCCACTCATCTACTCTTTTTCCAATTTTTGATTTTGCAGATAATTTTTCATAAACATCGAAATATTTTTTATATTTTTTTTCATATGTACCTAAGTTTTCCATAACTGCTGTTTTATGGTTCATTTACACCCTTCCTTTTATATTTTTTATTTTATATATAATTATTTAAAATTTTATTTTTTAATAAATGACAAA